TGATATTAATGTTGGTGCGTCACCAGAAGTAACATTCACACCAACTTTTGCTGAGTATGATCCTACAACAGGGTTGATGGAAATAACAGTTGGACCTCATACATTAAAACCAGGAACTAGCATCAAACTTGCTCAAGAATCAATTAAATTTACTTGTGATCTTGATGATAATAATGCTGAAAAAGCATATCCTAGAACTACTGATCCATTCTATGATACTGCAATCAAGATTGAATCTGTTACTGATACAACTATCACAATTCAAACTTTAACTACAGTACCATCAACAAACATTTCTAGACATACGTTTAGTAGTGCAAATCCTAATGCAGTAAGGACTGGTGGAAATTATACTCATACATATGTTTCTTCTGTTTCGGATGCACTTATAAGAGCAACAAATACAGTTACTATCGCAACAGGATCTCTAAACTTTACATGTTCTAGAGATGATCATGACAGTATTCATCCATATCCTCGTTCTACTGATCCTGCTGCTGGTAAAACACTAGGAATAGAAAATGTTACAAATAATACTATTACTGTTAATGTTGGATCTGGTGGTGGAGGTGGAACTGGTGCTATTGTCAGTGCTCAAGTTGCAACAAATAAGCATAAGTTTGTAAATTCCATTGGAACTCATATATTTAAAGGAACCAGTAAATGGGATGCCATTACTGTAGGAACCACAAAGGAAAGTGTTTCTGATGCAACTTATATACCATCTACGGGTGTATTGGAGTTAACAATAGGATCTCATAGTTACACTACTAGCGATACTTTAACCATCGCTAAAAAATCACTTATCTTTACTTGTGATGCTGATGATCATGCAACATTACATTCTTATCCAAGAACATCTGATCCTGCATACAATACAGCATTAGCAATTACTGCTGTAACTGGAACTACGGTAACTGTTAATGTTGGTGCTCCACATCAACAAGATGGTGTTTCTGTTTCATATGGAACCACAACAGCAAGTAGTGCAACTTACAATCCATCAACTGGTGAATTAATACTTGTTAGTGATAATCATGGAGTTGCTGGTGCTGTTTCTATAACACCAACAAATGCATCTTATGTTAAGAATACTGGAAATCTAACACTTACTAAAGCAAATCACGGATATTCTGTAGGTGATAAGATTTTAATTGAAGATTTTGGTTTAACATTTACTTGCACTAAAGATAATAATCAAACTGAACATCCATACCCAAGACCAACTGATTATGCAAGTGGAAAATGGCTTTCAATTTATGCTGTTACAACTAACACATTTAAAGTTAACGTAAATCCAAATCCTTCTGCAGATCAATATACACATACATTTGTACCAGGTAAAACTGTAACCAACTGTATTCAAAAATCAAATGCTAATGTTGGAATCACAACAGGATCTCTAGTATTCAAATGTGCTCAAGATGCTTATCAAACAGTTCATCCATATCCAAGGGTAACTGATCCTGCATATAATGTAGATTTACCTGTTGGTAGAGTTACAATCAATACTATGAGATTGCAGGTAGGAAAATCTCCCGCAGGAACTGGTGGTTCTTTAGAATTTACTATCGCTAATCAAGGTGCAAGATATGTTAATCCAGAACTCTCAACACCAGAACCAATTTATGAGAATATGCCTGTTGTTGGTGTTTCTAGGTTGGGAATTGGTAAAACAGAAGAAACTGGTAGAAACCTATTAATAAATCTTAAAGTTGGAGCAGCAACAACTAATGTTGGAACTGCTAGAAGCATGTTTGAAATATCTGAGTTTAGTGTTGCTAGAGCTGGTTACTCATTCAATGTTGGTGATAAATTTACCCCAATTGGACTAGTAACAGATAAGAGATTGCAGAAACCTTTACAAGAGTTCCAACTTGAAGTTGTTTCAACGTTTAATGATTTCTTCTCTGCTTGGCAGTTTGGTGAATTAGATTTCATAGATGATATTTCACCTATGCAAACTGGAACTAGAAAGAGATTCCCACTATTCCGTAATGGTCAATTATTGAGTTTTGAAATTGATGAAGATTCTCTACTAGGTGAACAAATTGACTTGAATGCAGTTCTAGTAATATTTGTCAACGGCGTTATGCAAACTCCTAATGTTGCATATCAGTTTGAAGGTGGAACAACATTCACATTCACTGAAGCACCATCACCAAAAGATAAAGTTGATGTTTTCTTCTATAAAGGACAAGATGGAGTTGATGTTGAGATAGTTAATATTAATGAAACTATCAAAATTGGTGATGATATTCGTATTACTAAGAATCCAGCATTTACTGATACTATAGATCAAGAAACTGATAGGATTATTAAAGATATTCTTGGATCTGATCTTGTAGAAACTACAATGTATAGAGGAGTTGGAATCAATGAATCTATATTTAAACCAGTTGATTGGACAAAACAGAAAGAAGATAAGATTATTAAGGGTGAATTAATTTCTAAGGCAAGAGAAATTATTGAACCTCAAATATATCCAACAGCAAAAATTATTGGTGATATTGACACAAACACTGGTACAACTGGAGTTGGAGGATTCTTTGTTGATGATGCTGAACAGTTCTTCTATGAAGATGATGCTAATCCTGCACTAGAAACTGCTGATAGGTATAATGTTAATATTACTGCGGTAGACGCATTATTGATGTCACCTTCCAATTCTGTAGCAGCAGCGATTACCGCAACTGTTTCTGCCAAAGGTGATATATCAGCATTGACTATTGTTGAATCTGGCAGTGGATATGTTGGATCTGCAGTTACATTATCAATTGCAGCACCAATAGGAGTTGGTATCGGTACAACTGTTAAGAATGAATTTGCTCAAGTTGGAGTTTCTACATTCGCAGAAGCAACTGCTAATATTGTAAATGGTAAAGTTGATTCTATAACAATAGACAATATTGGATTAGGATATACTCACACAAATCCACCACAAGTAATTATTAAGAAACCTCAATATCAAACAGAGGAAATAACCTCATTTGATAATGTTGAGGGTTACACAGGAATTATTACTGGAATTTCTACCGCACAAGGTTCTGGTGGTGCAGGAACTAAAGCACTTAAGTTCTTCTTTACTTCACATAAATCAAATGCTAATAAGTTAGCAGTTGGATATCCTTTATTAATAAAAGATACCACAATAGGAAGTGGAGTTACTTCTGTTGATGGAAATGATAACAGTGTAGTTGCTATTGGAACACATTTCTTAGATAACATCTATAAAGTTCATACATTCTCACAACTTAGCGACTTTAGAGCAGAAATTACCTGTGATATTTTAAGCACAACTAATACTACTGGTTTTGCTCAAACTGGTTACTATGATATAACTAATATTGGATTAACAACCTCATTAGGAACTATATCTTGGGGTAGAATATATAATGGAACTAGATCAACTTCACCAATTTCAATAGGAGTTACTGGATTGACAGTTGATTCTGGACTATCTACATATCCAACGATACAGAGAAGATATTATAACGGTTTAAATTCTGAATTTGGACTGCGAAATACAGGTTCCATTAGAATCGTTAGTGGACTATAAAATTATGTCTATAAATAAAGAAAAAAAGTTTAATTTATAATCATGCCAGCAATTGTTACTGATCAGTTTAGAATTTTAAACGCAAATAATTTTGTCGAATCAGTAGAATCAGATAAAAATGCTTACTATGTTTTTATTGGATTACCAAATCCAACAGGAACACCATCTCCTAGTGTTAACGTAGGATATGGTAGGTCTAGTGATTGGAATAAAACTAATTCTACACCAAAACCTCTTGATAGTTTTTCTAGTGTTGCTCATGTAGGCGATACTATGATGTTTGGTAAGAGAATTGCCTCTGCTAATATAAGAAGAATTATTAGAAGAATAGATTGGACTGCTGGTAAAAGATATGAAATGTATCGTGATGATTATTCAACTGAAGCAGGTGCTCAGAGTCCAATAAACGATTCTAGTAGATTATATGGTGCAAGTTATTATGTAATGAACTCTGAGTTCAAAGTATATGTTTGTATCTCAAATGGTTCTAGTGGCGATAATCCAACTGGAAATATTTCTCAAGATGAACCAATGTTCACCGATTTAGAACCTTCTAGAGCAGGTACTAGTGGTGATGGTTATGTTTGGAAATATCTTTATACGGTTTCACCCGCAGATATTTTAAAATTTGACTCTACAGAATACATTACTGTTCCTAATGATTGGTCAA